GCAAAGTGTTTAAACGCTTGTAACGGGGGCTTTAGTTGAAAAAGGTTTCAATTTCAACTTATTCAATCAATGGTTTAAAGAAGGTTTTAAACCTGGATAGAGCCACGCTTACGAAGGCGATGACCGGTGTTCCTGCCGATAGGACGACAGGACACGGAGGAGAATGGTTAATTTCCACGGCTGTTAGGGCGCTTGGGATGCGGTCGGGGTCTGGTCGTCGCGTTGTTGGGTCTACTCCGTTCGAGGCGCTTGGAGTTGTAGAGGCTACCGCTAAACTTAAATCAATCCAGGCAGAGCGAGAACGTCTTAAATTGTCGATTAGCCGAGGCGAAACAATAAAGACCGAGTTAGCTTGTAAAGCGGTTGAAAAAGTGCTTATGAATGTTAGGACTCGCATAATGGAGATACCCGTAAAGACCGCTCCTCGTCTGAAGGTGTTGAAAACTGAGCAGGAGATAAAGTCTAAACTCGAATCGGCGGTCTTGGAGGCTTTAAACGATGTCTCAAAATTCGACGCAAATCGAATCTTCGGAGAGCTTGCGGGGTCTTGCGGAGAGGTTAAACCAAACGCTTCGGAATATGAAGGGTCCGACGAAACAGACGGTAAGTGAGTGGGCCGATGACGCCAGATATCTAGCGCCTGAATCATCCGCCGAGCCTGGTAAGTGGTTCACATCAAGAGCGCCGTACCTTCGCGGTATCATGGACGCATTTACAGATCCGACAGTAAAAATTATAACGTTTATAAAGTCAGCTCAGACCGGTGGCTCAGAGGTTCTTTTAAATATCCTCGGTTACATTGTCGATAACGACCCAGGCCCTGCTCTTCTGGTTCAACCATCTTTGGATGAAGCTAAACATTTCTCTAAAGTCCGGTTAGAGCCGATGTTTAGGGACTCCCCAACGTTGCGCGGTAAACTTTCGGAGAAATATAAGAGCGCAGATAACACGACGCTTAATAAAAGGTTTACTGGCGGATATATTGCAATCAAGGGAGCCAACAGCGCGTCCGGTTTGTCGTCTCGCCCTATTCGATATGCTATATTCGATGAGGTTTCCAGGTATGAGCCTTCGGCCAATGGAGAAGGCGACCCGGTAGCCTTGGGCGTTAAACGCACAACAACGTTCTGGAATGCTAAAGTAGTTTATGTTTCTACTCCAAAGGTCTATAAGGCTTGTCGTATAACTGCGGCTTGGGAAGAAAGCGATAAGCGTAAGTATTATGTACCTTGTCCACATTGCGGAGGGTATCAGACTCTATATTTCACGGTAGAGTTTGAACGCGACGAGGAAAAAAAGAAACCTGGTGGGTTGAAATGGGACAAGGACGAAAAAGGTAACCACCTAACTCATACGGTTTATTATGAGTGCGAACATTGCGGAGAGCGCATAAGCGAGGACTCAAAGGACGCAATGTTAGATAAAGGGGAATGGAGAGCATCGGAAGAATCAAAAGGAAACGCAGGTTTCCATATTAACGAGATTTATTCTCCGTGGGTTAGGTGGAAAAAAATTGTCGATGAGTTCCTAGAGGTTAAACATTCTAGGGATAAAAGCCGGATGCAGGTTTTTGTTAATACCGTTTTAGGAGAAGCGTTCAAAGAGAAAGGCGATTCAGCCGATAAATCTCAAATCATGTCACGCCGAGAGGTTATGGAGAAACTTCCTCATAACGCCTTGGTTCTTACCGCTTCAATCGACGTGCAGGATAACCGTCTGGAATACATGGTTTATGCATGGGGTCGAGGATACGAACGTTGGGCGGTTGAATATGGTTTCTTCTTTGGGGATACATTGGACGAGGGGCCTAATGGTCCTTGGTATGCTATCGGTCAAAAGATGCTCGACTTTAGGATGAAAAGAAATGATGAGATAACTTTGCGAGTCCAGGCTATCGCTTGCGATTCAGGACATAGGACGCAACAGGCTTATAGATGGTGTATGGAGGCGCAACGAAACGGGCTTAGGGCGTATCCGATCAAGGGCATATCTGGCGAGGACACAAAGAGTAAATCAGGAGATGATAACCCGGTCGTTAAACTATCGAAGAATAGAAAGGTCATGCTCGTTTATGTTGATGTTTTGAAGAAGGAGCTTTATGACTTTTTGCAGTTAACTGAATACGGGCCTGGTTACGTTCACTTCCCGATTAAGGACGGTTTCGACGAAAACTTTTTTGAACAGTTAACTAGCGAGGAACGTAAAAGGAAGTTTATAAACAATTTCCCGGTTTATTACTGGAAGAAGAAAGACGCATGGGCAAGGAATGAAGTCTTGGATTTAACGGTTTACTGTCACGCGGCTTTGGTTGTCTTGAAACCAAACTTTGACGCACTAGATATAAACCTTAGAAACCAGAGCATCGAGATTCAAAAGGCTGGAATTAACGGCGAAGAAAGAACGACGCCACAAGTTAAAAAGAGTGGCGTTGTCTTTAGGGTAGGCCGCAAATAGTGACAATTTGAAAAAAGACGTTTTGCAAATGTTACACTTCGGATATGACCTATTCTATCCCCACAACCGAGCCGACGTATTTCTACGCAAAACATACGCTCCAATGGACTAAGGAGCTTTCTGATTATCCGGCTTCGTTTTGGACGCTTAAATACTATTTCGTTCACACGTCTAGCGCGAACAATTTTTCTATCACGGCGTCGGCTTCTGGAAATACTCACGTCGTTCTCGTTTCGGCTTCTTCTTCAAATTATACAGCCGGGACTTATCGGTGGTATGCAGAAGTAACTTTAACCGCTACTCCGACTGAGAAGTATGTCGTTGATTGGTTGACGGGTGAGTGCGAAGTAAAGGCCGACCCTTCCGGCGCTTCCGTTGTTAGGACTCTAACACACGCTCAAACTTGCCTTACGAATATAAAAAGCGTTCTTGAGGGTACAGCGTCAACTGATGCTCAATCTTATTCAATCGGTGGTAGGTCTTTGAGTCGATATAGCACGAAGGAATTGTTAGACCTTAAATCTTACTATGAGGCAGAGGTTGCTAAGGAACAACGAGCCGAATCATTGGCGCAAGGTAAACAACCAAGCAACCGGATTAAAGTCAATCTTTACTGAGAGGGCGAGAAATGCTTAAAGGTTTTTATCGGCTTCTCGGAGTTAATAAAAGAAACGTCATTCCTAGCTATGTACATAAGACGAGAATCCGCTCTTTCGACGTTGCTAAGTTTTTGCGTAGCGCGGCTGGATGGATTACTTCATCGGTACATATCGACCAAGATTTAAGAAGCGATTTGCGAACCATCCGCGCTCGTGCGCGTGACTTATGTATTAACAATCCGTATTGCCAAAACTACGTTAGGTTGATGCGTCGCAACGTGTTCGGCTCTACTGGTTTTTCGTTGCAGGTTAAGGCTCGTGATACTAACGGGCTTTTAGACAAATTTGCCAATCGACAAATCGAGGACGCTTTTTGGTATTGGGGGCGAAAGGGTAACTGTACCGTTGACCGCAAGCTATCGTGGAAAGGCGCTCAAGACTTGTGCGCTTCGTCTATCATTTCGGACGGTGAGATTATCATTCGCAAGCGTTACGGGTTTAACAACAAGAGCGGGTTTGCTATCCAATTCATCGACCCTGAAATGCTTGACGTAACTTTTAATCAATCCAGGGATGATAAAAATAAAGAGATACGATTGGGCGTCGAGCTTGACGCCGATGATGCCCCAGTTGCTTATCATTTTTGCGAACCAAAGTCTTTTGCTTATAACGGTTCGTACCCTCAAGGTGGTAACCACGTTGTAGTTCCAGCAAAAGATATCATTCATATTTTCCCGAAAGACAGAATCGGACAGACACGCGGATGGCCTCTTATTGTTCCTATCATGGAAGCCCTTAAAAACTTGAACGAATATGAGAAATCAGAAATGACAGCGGCTCGTATCGGATCCAACCAAGTAGGATTCTTGGAGACTCCTACAGGAGCTGAATACGACGGAAGCACGAACGACGATGGTACAAAGAGCATGGATTTAGAAGCCGGTGAAATCCGAGAGCTTCCCGCTGGTCAAAAGTTCACGTCATGGGACCCTAAGCATCCCACAGACGCTTTCTCGGAGTTCGTTCGTAGCATGAAACTTTCTATGGCGGCAGGTGTTAGTGTTAGCTATCCAACTTTCACGGGAGACTTAACGGGGGTTAACTTCTCGTCTATTCGAGCGGGTTTACTTGAGGACCGGGAGGAATGGAAATCATGGCAGACTCTTTTTATCGAAGGTTTTGCGGAGCCTGTTTTCGCGGCTTGGCTTGAGGCGTCGTTAACTAATCAATCAATCACGCTTCCTTTGAGCAAGTTCGATAAGTTTAATTCGCCTGAATTTATCGGGCGTCGTTGGGCGTGGGTTGACCCGTTGAAGGACGCTAACGCTAATAAGATTCTCATTGAGGAGAGACTTACCACCAGGACTAGACTAGCTAAAGAGCTTGGTCTTGACTACGAAGAATTGCTTGAGGAAATCAAAACAGAACAAGAGACTGAAAAAGAAATTGGAATTTCTCCGACAACTTCAGAAAACACGAATCCAACAGAATATAATCCGAAAGACGAAGAAGATGACGAAGAAGGCAAGAAATGAAAGAACATCTTCAAAGAAATTTCGGCGTAGAGAAGAAGAACATTGACGCCGAAAATCGAACGATTACGTTCTCATTCTCGTCAGAGTTTCCGGTGGAACGGGAATTTTTGACTAGGAATGGGTATGAGGTTGGTCTTGAAGTTTTGGATCATAGCCCTGATAGCGCTGATTTGAGCCGACTCTTGGATGGTGGAGCCATTCGAGATACGCACAGCGGCGACCAGATTGGGGTCGCTCTTACGGCCAGGATTACACCTGAGCGAAGGGGCGAAGTTGATGCAAAGTTTGGGTCGAGCCAGAGGGCGAGAGAGGTTTATCAGGACATTATTGATGACATTAGGAGAAACGTTTCTTTCCGATATGTCATTAAGGATTTTGTTCGTGAGGAGCCGAAAGAAAAAGGAGGGCTTCCTATATATCGCATTACGAAATGGGAAGCCGTCCACGTTTCTATCGAGCCTGATGGAGCAGATCCGACGGTCGGAATTGGTAGGTCAGACTCCGAGCGCGTCAAGGTTGAAATCATTCAAAAACGAAGCGAAAAGAAAGGGAACACAATGGAAGGGCAAGAAATGAAGGATTTGGAGGCGCGAGTTCGCGCCGAGGAAGCCTCGAAACGAGAAGCGGCTATCAACGCCGTCAACGTTCGTAACCGCGAGTTGGATGTTTATGTCGAGAAGTGGGGTAGTACTAAGGGCGTGGTCGAGGCCGTCCGAGAAGCCCGTAAGACAGACGCTCCTTTGCACGAAGTTGGTCGCAAGGTTTTGGAGTTGGTTGGCGAGAAGCGTGATGCTTCCGTTGCTTCCACCCCGAAGTCCGAGCTTGGTATGGGTAAGAGCGATTTGAAGGAGTATTCCTTCTCTCGCGCTATCAACATGGCCGCAGGGAATATCCCTATGGACGGAGTTGAGGGCGAGGCCCATAAGGAGCTTTTGAGCCGAGGCATTGTGAATAGCAAGGGCGGCATCCTTGTTCCTAACGATGTGCAGAGCCGCAAGACCGTTAGCCGTGATTTGACGGCTGGCACTGGATCAGCTGGTGGGTATCTCGTGTCCTCGTCTAACATCTCGTTTATCGATATGCTTCGAAACATGACTATCACGGATAAGCTCGGTGTCCAAAAGATTACCGGCCTTCGAGATAACGTGTATATGCCGAAACAAACCGGGGCCTCTACGCTGTATTGGGTGGCTGAGATTGGCGCTACTACCGAGAGCAATTTGACTTTCGGTCAAGTTTCCATGTCGCCTAAGACTGCCGGTGCGCTCGTCGAGGTGTCACGCCAGTTGTTGATGCAGAGCAACCCTAGCATCGAGGCCAAGGTGATGAACGACTTGGCTTCGGTTGTCGCTATCGGTACCGACTATGTTGCGCTTAACGGTACCGGTGGTGCGTCTCAACCTCTCGGCCTGGTTAATACTACCGGGATTGGGACGTTTACCGGAACCAGCCTTACTTGGGCGCTCCTTCGTGCGGCTAAGACTGATATCCAGGTCGCCAACGCCATGACGGGGAACGTGAAATGGTTGATGACTCCCGGCGTGGAAGAAATCTTGGAAACGCGGGAACGCGCTACTGGCTATCCAGTTTACTTGAAGGACGACAAGATGGCCGAGGTTCTTGGCTTCCCGTCTTTCGTGAGCAATCAAGTGGCGTCCGGTGGCCTGTACCTGGGCGACTGGTCGAAGATGGTTATCGGGGAGTGGGGTACGCTGGAAATCACGGCCCGTACTTCTCACGCAAATCCGAATACGGGTGCGGTCGAGGTTATCGCCTTCGTCTCGATGGATGTCGGCGTGACTCAGCCTTCCGCGTTCACCATCGCCACGGCGTCCTGATGAAAACGCCTAAAGATTTGACTGTTAAGGTTCTTCGGCCTTTCCTTCTCGGCGGGGTGTCTATCCCCGCCGGGACGGAAAAGACTCTCCCGTATTGTCTTGCTTGCGAGATGATCGGAGCGGGTAAGGCCGTAAAAATCGCGGTTGTGGTTGAGCCTCCAAAGGCCGCGACAGAATCGCAAAAAACCGTGGAAAAGGCGCAGGAAATCAAACAAGAGGTCAAGCCGGAGCCTAAAGCCGAGGCCGAGCCGCAACGAAAGAAATGGGGAGGGAAGTAAATGGACTCGAATGATTTGTATAGCGGCGTAACCGCTACTGAGGTTTTGGCGAACCTGAGCCGTACGACTACCGCAACGTCTAGCGCGGTTGATGTGAGCGAGTACGAAGGAAAGCTTTGTTTCTTGCTTTCGGCTGGCGCTCAAACCGCCGGGACTAATCCGACGCTGACCGTTAAGGTCACGCATTGCGATACGTCCGATGGTCAATATGCAGACGTTACGGGCGCGGCTTTCACTCAAGTCTCTACGGTTGCTTCGACTCAAATCTTGGGCATCGACAAGAAGGCGCTCAAGAAGTATGTCGAGGTTGTTGCTACTCATGGCGGGACGAATACTCCGACGTTCCCTTATGGCGTGGCGATGTTGGGCCGTAAGAAGTACGTCTGATTTAGATGATGGACGGTGGAGCTGTGTTAGGCTCCATCGTCTGAAAGGGGTGTAGCGTGGCCGGTTCATTCGTAACAGGAGACCTAGACAAGTTTCTCTCAACGGATGATTTTGCAACATCGGCCACGTTCCACGCTCTAGGCACTAGCGCCTCAACTACTATCAGCGGGATTTTTACGGATGCGACTAAGGAAGTAAATCAGCTAACCGGAGCTTTTGAAGATAAGAACCCTGAGTTTTTGACAAAAACAAGTGACGTTTCGACTGGTTCACACGTTTCATACATTTACATCTCGTCGGTTAAATACTACGTCCGGTCATACAACCACGACGGGACCGGAATGACGACGATGGTTTTAAGCAAAGAGGCAAATCATGGCTGATAGCATCCGACAGGATATTATTGATGCTATCAAGACGCAGTTAGCTACGATCAAGACTACAGCTGGATACGAGACTAACATTGGGAATCATGTTTTCGAGTGGAAATGCGATAACTGGGAAGAGAACCAGACGCCAGGAGTTAGCATCTACGACAAAGAGGAAGAGGTTGGAGTTGTAGAGCTTTCACGCCACGACTTGAGATTGAACGTCTCAATTATCGCTTGCGTTACGGAAGGCACGACTACTAGCGCAAATTGTAGGAAGGCTCTAGCCGATATTGTGAAGATGGTAGGTCTTAATAAGCGTTGGGGTGGTTTGGCTTACTCTACTTTTTGGCGCGGTAGCACGATGAATGTTTTACAGGACGAGACAACCAAGGGCGAGGTAGAAGTAAGGTTAGAAATCCGTTATAGGTTGGGTCAATTCGACCCTTACACTAACCCTGGGCAATAAGGGGAGCGAATGGAAACGAAACTTGTTGAGGTTATCTACACAGGGCCGGAGCCAGAGTTAACCGTCTGTTATCAAAACGGATACTCATATATCGGCGTCCAAGTCAAGAGAAATGGTTCTGTTTCTGTTCCCGAAAATGACGCGGTTTCTCTTTTAAAACGACCTGATTTCAAGCAATCTGAAAAGAAAGGCGAGAAGAAATGACAATCTCCAAGGGCGTCGGTCTTGCGATTGGTTGGGGCGTCGAATCCACCTACGGGACGCCTAACGCTACTCCTACTGCGTGGACCGAGGCCGTTTCGTGTGGTATCAAACAGACTGGCGGGGCTAATGGAACTCCTACGCTTAGGACTCGTTCAATCCGTCACTACGCGCCTAAGAAACTTGTTACGGAAGGTCCGATTGAGGCAATCGGTTCTTACAAGGGAGCTTCCTTCCTTGGTTTGCTAAAGATGGGCATGGGCGCGTCTTCTTCTTCTACTCCTGCTGGCGCTCAAAGCGAATACACCCATACATTGACGCTTGCGGATGCTCTTTCCGCTTATACGTTCGAGGTTAAGCCGGATAGCGGAGAGCTTGCTAAGTCTCTTCAATTCCCTGGTTGCAAGGTCGGGAAAATCAGTCTTTCCGTAGAACAAGAGGACGCTCTTAGGGCTACGTTCGACATTACCGGCGACGGTAACATGACGGAAGTTACGTCAACTACCGTTACCTACCCTACGCACGAAAACATCAACTGGGATGATGTGGCGTGTACGATTAACACCGTTGCAACTAAGATTCACTCTTTCTCGTTGGATATTGATAACGCTCTTGAGGTTTCTACGCCGCTTGGTCAACTAGACGCACAGGCAAACGAGCCTAAGAGTGAGCGAAAAGTTAGTGGTCAAATCTCTGTTATCCTTGACGGGAATACTCAGATGGCGCTTTTCCAGGGTATGACAGAGGCAAACATTGTTTTGACGTTCACGGGTTCGCTCATTGGTGGAGCTATCTACCATACTTTCATTATCCGCATCCCAAGGGCCGTGTTTACTGGTGGGACTCCTGACATTAACACCGACGGTCCTTTGATGCTCGAAATGCCTTTTGATGCTTACTACGATGTTGCAAACACGCTAGGAGAAGTTCAAATCACGGCGACTAACACGACTGCAACCATCTAAGGAGATAGCATTGGGTATTCAAGAGTATAGGAACAGGACTCAAAAGAATATTGTTTTGCCTAGTGGCGTTGATGCGTGTATCCGTAGGCTTAACGTCGGTGACTTCCTTGAAATCAAGGGAACAATCCCGGCTCTTAATGTCCAAGTCCCAGGAGAGGAAAATAAGGCAGAAGACCCTAAAGTGCAAAAGGAAGCTAACGAGCTTTTTCTTATTCGAGGACTTGTAGAGCTTGACGGCGAAAGTGTAACAGTCGTTAGAAAGAAATCTAGCGATTGCGTTAAAGGCGAATTGTCGCTTGATGATCTAGCGTTTGAGGATGAAAACTTCATAATCTCTGAAATCATTGGATTCTACAATGCTCCGATGATTTCCAAGAAAGCTCTTTCAGGGATTGGAGTTGAAACGCCAGAAGGCGTTAGGTTTCCTCAACAACAAGCGTAATTTATCGCTTTTGCATAGTTTGGGGGAAACATACGGGATAAACCCGCTTGACTTTTTCTTCATGTCAATCCCTGAGTTTAATGCGCTCCTAGCGATATACAACGCAGGGATAGAGGAAAAAAACAGGGATATAGTTAGAGCGCAGAGAGCGCAAAAGGCGGGTAGCCGTGGCAAACACCGTTGAACTAATCATTAAGGCTACCGACCGATACTCACAAGCGCTTAAAGCTCCCATTAAATCTACCGATGATTTTGGTAAGGCTCTAACAGCTCTTCGTGTTCCTATCGCCGGAGCAACGGCGGCGGCTGGTGCAATGTTCGCAATGATGGCGAAACAGTCCATCGACGCGGCTGATAATATGCTCAAATCAGCCGAATCAATCGGGACGACTACCGAGTATTTATCTACGCTCAAGTATGCGGCAGAGCAAAGCGGTTCATCGTTCGAGAATCTTCAAACGGCGTTAACTAAATTAAATATAGCAACCGTTAGTAGCGCTTCGGAATTGCAAGAACAGCTTGCGGCGTTTAAAGCTATTGGCGTTGAAGCAACTACGGCTTCAGGCGCTCTTGTTCCAATCGAGACTTTGCTACCTAAAATTGCAGACGCTTTCCAGCAGATGGAAAACGGAGCAGATAAAGCTACAATCGCTTCAAAACTATTCGGTAAAGCGGCTGGTCCTGAACTAGTTCAATTTCTTAATGAAGGTTCCGTTGGTATCAAGAAATTGCAGGACGATGCTCGTGCTATGGGACTTGAGATTAGCACGACTACCGCAAAACAAGCCGATACATTCAACGACAATCTTGCGGCCATGAAGTCTGCGGCTCAAGGAGCGGCTAACGCTATCACATCTAAGATGCTTCCGGCCTTCGTTAGCATTTCTGGTTTGTTAAAAGGTGATGCCATTGAAGGAGCTAACGGTTTAAAAAATGTCCTTGAGGGAATAGGTGAAATAGTTGGTTTCGTTTCAAGAACGGTAATGACAAGCCTTACTCTCATTTCTAACGCTCTATCTATAGTCGGACAGGAGATAGGCGTCTGGATGTCAGTTATGGCCGAGGCCGCTTCCGGTAATTGGAGGCAAGCCTTCGAGAATGTTAAAGAAATGGGAAGTACGTTCTCCGAGCATAACAAGAGTTTGAGCGAACAGATCAATCAGATTTGGTCCGATGGAGAAGTGTCTAGGACTGAGACGGCCAAACTTGGAAATGATTCGAGATACGCAAACGCTTTGAAGGCTTTGGATGACGAAAAGAAGTTAAAGACAACGAACCAAAAGAAAGACGACGAGGAAAAGAAGAAAAAAGAAGCAGAAGAAAAAGAACGCGAAAAGCGTCAAGCTGGCGCAAAGATGGAAATTTTAAATAATATTGCGACTTTCCAGAACGCCAAAACTAAGGAGATGGCGGCGGTTGGTAAGGCGGCGGCTATCGCCGTTGCTACGATTGACACATATCAGGGCGCAACCAAGGCACTCGCTCAGGGTGGAATTTGGGGCATCCCTCTTGCGGCTTCCATCGTTGCGATGGGTTTGGCGAACGTTGCTCAAATAGCAGGTGTTGCTTTGGCTGATGGAGGTATTGTCAAGGCTACTCCTGGTGGTGTACCTGCAATAATTGGTGAGGGAGGAAGGGATGAGGCCGTTATCCCGTTGGACGACGCTGGTTCAATGCTTGGTGGAAGAATCACGATTAACCTAGACGGGAAAACAATCATCGACTTCCTAACGAACGCGCAAAGGAGCGGGGAATATAACCCCGTACCCGCATGAGAATATTTTACACAAACCTTTACGACTCCGCGACTCTAACCGAGAGTTCACAAGCCACTCTTTTGCCTGTTGAGAACACGCAGGACAGCAGGGCTAGGAAGGTTTGGAGGACTGGAACCTCATCGGCAACGGAGTATATTGTCGGAGACTTCGGAGCGGCTAAGGCCGTTACTTCCGTTATCATACACGCTCATAATCTTGTCTCAGGTGATACGGATATTAAATTCCAGATGAACGCTACCGACTCGTGGACTACTCCATCATTCGAGCAAGTTCTTACGAGGGCCGATAAAACATTTGGGGCCGTGTTCGCTAGTCAAAGCTACCAATATTTCCGTATTGTGTTCACGAAGGCTTCGGCAGGAGTTACTAGGGACATCGGGCGCATATTCGTTGGGACTTATCTTGAACCTTCTCGACAGGTTGACTTCTCTGGTTTTGACCTTCAAACAATCGACACTTCAGATGTGGAAATGTCTATCGGGGAGGATGAATACGCCGATATCAAGAATGTACACGCGGAGTTTACTTGCGAGTTTAGCCAGTTGCCGGAGACAGACATGGCCAACATCACGACGTATTATAGGACGGTCGGCAAATACTCTCCGCACTTCGTCCAGGTCGAGACAACGGGATATTCAAACTATTACTACGTCCGAATCACGAAGGCAGTTAAACAGCAAGCGGTAGGAGTTGCGTTCTGGAAAACGGCGGTTGATTACAAGGAGCAAGTGGTTTGAGCTTCGCTGAGGAAGTACAATTTCCAGACGTTAAACTTTTCTACGCGGCAGAAATAACCGCCGGTAAAGTTTTGCATGGTTTCACAGAATCAGCAAGCCTTGACTATATAGCGTTGACGGAAGAATACCTTGATGATGTAAAAGTAAATGGAGTTTCATTAACTAGCGTCGCGGATTCTTCGACGTGTCAATCAACCGTAAACTCATACGCATATCCAGGCGACGGGAAACTATATGTCCATATCGAGGTTTTAGGCGCATACGTTGGCGCTAACGATTCTTCTCTATCGGTTGTCGCGTATCCTAAATTTTACTTTTCTTCCGAGGACATACCGTTAAACGATATGTTCTATCAGGGGCGCATTAAGGACATTCCTAAAATATCTTTTCGCGTCGAAAACGACTTCTCAGGCGTTGGTCAAATCAGCGGCGGATCAATGACTTTAATCAATGCCGACGGATTCTTTGATGCTCGCTCGTCTTATAACTGGGACGCCGGAAAGACTGTTTTGAAAGCTGGCGCGGTACGGGCTACAAAATACATTGACGGATATAGGATGCCATACGCCGACTATGTGACGTTGGCGACGTGGACAAACAAGGGAACGCAAAAGACGGACCTTGGATTTCAATTAAACCTTTTCGAGAGCAAAGATAAAGTTCGTAGAGACATTCCTTTTGAGACTTACGACATCGAAACATATCCTGCGATTAAAGACGGTTGCCAGGGCGAACCTATCCCTATAGCCTACGGGCAAATCTACGGGGCAAAGGCCGTATGCATTAACACGGCTACAAAACTTTTCAAACTTTGCTCTAACGCTATTACAGGTATCGACGCCGTTCGCGTTTCGTCAAATTCTTATTATGACTCGGTTGTAATTACTAGCATCGACGAGGCCAACGCGACGTTTATCTATGCAGACTGGGACGGAGAATCTACCGTAACTTGCGATTTTAAGGGGAAGCCTGGAACAGATGGATTTATGATTGAAAACGCTTCCGACATAATCAAAGACCTATTGGCATATATCGGAGAGACAGACATCGACGCGGCTTCTTTTGCGTCTGCTAAAGCGTACCTGTTAAACGGAACTAGAGACATTGGAAGCACAGCATATTTCCGCAATCCATCCGTTTATGTTTCTTCAGTTGAGGACGCTCTCGACGTTATTTCTTCGATAACAGAATCAACAATGAGTTATCTGTTTTGCGGGTCGGACGGGAAATATAATTTTAAAGTTTTCGCTCCGACGATGGGAGATACTTTAACAACCATCACGGACATTGATATAACATCGTTTAAAGAGAAAGTGCGTGACGACGACAAGTTTACAAGTTATAAAATTGGATACTCGACCCGAATTGACGAGGGATGGCATCAAACAGTAACAGGCAGTAACGCTAAAAAGCGTTACGAACGAAACGAAACAAAGGATATTCAAAAGACGAAAGAGGATTCTCTTCTCTATAACACGGACGACGCCACTCGCTTCGGAGAGCGATTCATCGAGCAAAACGGAAGCGGGATTATTGATTATGAGGTTACGGTAAAGGCCATAGGTTTACAAATAGGACCAGGAGACAACATCCACCTTGTCTATACACGACACGGATTAGATAAAATACTAGAGGTTACATCGGTTAACAAGAACCTAACGAAGAATCAAACAGTTTTGACGTTATCGAACATGAGAGGGCTAGAGGACCGTAGTGGATTCTGGAAAGATGCAACGGATGTTCTTCCTGCAAGGTTCGCAGGAGAGACTGGATACGGCACAGGCTCTTTAACTTGGAGCGCTTCTTGGTCTGATACGCTCAATAACTGGGCGCGTCAAAATTCTGGATATTGGACAGACGCTAACGGATACGCCGAAGAAGTTGAGCGAGGGTTTAAGCCCTCAGTCTGGACTTGAGGTAAATCATGACTTACGTTGACCAAAGCCACGTCGTTGTAGGAACGCCAACGACGGCGGATCAATACAATCAAACGATTGATAACGTTTCTGATATTAACGCAAGAACTTCTTCCGTTACTGCTACAACAATCATGAATGGCTCTTTCGAGAACGATGGACAATGTTGGGACATCTCCGCTTATCCTACCGGAACATATGCTTTTGATACGGACGCGGCAGACGTCTACGAAGGGACTCAATCTCTTGCTGTTTCACAGGCTACTAGCGGAGGTTCTAACGGAGGAGCAATAGTTAGCACTAACTCTAGTTATTTGATTCCTTGCGTTCCAGGCGAAGGACGATATATCCAATGGTATACAAAGTCTAGCGCGGCAGACGTTTCAAACAAGTTGGAGATTCAATACTACGACGAGGCCGGGAATACTTCCGGAGGTGCTGTTACTCTTTGGAGCGATTCGACTACAAATCCTACTTCTTGGACGAAGCATCATAAAATCTTCGTTCCTCCTGCGGCGGCCAGACAGTTCGCAGTAATTTTCACTCTTGGAGTTCAAGGAGGAAACCTTGGGACTACGCACCTAGACGGAGTTAAATTCATCGTCAATCCATGCGATGATGATATTATCGTCAGGGAAGAGACTCTTCACGGTAACGGTTCTGTTTGCGCCATAGGTTCTTCGTACGTCAACAGAAATTTAACTCAATTACATAGAGCTGATAAATACGGAACGTTCGCTTCCGATCTTGTCGGATACAAGGTAACAATCAATGTCCCAGGTACTTACGAGATACAAGCATATGGTTCTGCATCTTGTTCCACACATCCATTTTACTCAAAGATAAATATTTATGACGGAACTTCCTCTGCTTCCGTTTCTACTGGTAACATCGTTAGAGGGATTAATAATTCGTGCGAAGCTTCAACCGCAAACACGGTATTTAGCGTCTCTGTTGCTACTGACATTTATTTAAAACAAATTGCGGTTAGTTCCGGTAGTGTAAATGGAGGTTTGGCTCTTAACGACGGGTCAACAAACGAAGTACACGCGTCTCTACATATTAGACGCATTGGTGATGCAACATAATGGGTAACGTTCTTCGCGCCGGTTCTTTCCGGCCTCATACTCAAAGAGTAGGAAAAACGCTAACGGATGACCTTGGCGGAGACCTATTCGATGCCATTGTTGGTGGCGATGGAGTTAAACCATCTTCAACTCAAGCATTATTCAAGGGAAGCGCAACGGCTGGAAAAATTTTATATGCTTCTGGTAAAAACACGTTATCTGATACTTCGATGACGTGGGATAGCACAAACAAGCGTCTTGGTGTTGACAATATTTATAACTCCGATACTAAAGCAATTTGCGAATATAACGGTTCAAATCAGTTAACGTTATTTAATGCAACGGATGTAACTGTTATTTTAGGTAGTCAGGTTAATATAAATTCTCCTTTAATGTTTGTTAACACAGACCTTAGAAAAGACGGAAGGTTATTCGTTGCATCGTATACATATACATCTAGTTCTTTAATCGCAAATGGGAGAGAAGTAGTCGTATTTAATTCTTCTTCTGCTTTAACAGGAACACTAGAAGCCGCAACGGGTAGTAGTCAGAAATTAATTATAAAAAATATAGGTGCAGGAAATTTAACACTTGAAGGCGATGGAACCGACACGATAGACGGAGAGCTTACACAAGTATTACTTCAAAACACTTCATTAACTCTTTACGACTACGCTTCAGGCGTTTGGCTGATACTCTAGGGGGAATAGATGAAAAGCATTGTGATTAAATTCTTTCTTGTTTCGTTCGTGATACTTTTAGGTATATGGAGTTTTGGAGCTTATATACCGGACGGAATGACATACTCCGAGCGTATTGCTCATGGACTTATTAACGGCAAAAAAGCATGGCAGAAAACCGGATATCTTTCGGCTGTTCCATCAAAGGACGTTCAATCTACCGTGTGGCTTGTCGGAGGTGAGTATAAATGGCCTTCGTCTGCGGTAACGATGAGTATTGTTTCGGATAATACAGGAGATACGGCGGCTGGAGCTGGCGCTCAAATTGTGAATCTTACTTATCTTGATTCGGCGTGGTCAGAGCAGAGCGAATCTATCACGCTAAACGGTACAACCCCAGTAACGTTGGCTCATACTGTTTACAGAGTTAATAACTTCCGCGTCGCTTCTGCGGGTGTTAGTAATTACGCGCTAGGGTCGATTGACATTAGGGCGCTTGGTGGTACGCCTATTTATAGTCGCATTGGAGCCGGGTTAACTAGAGCTAGAAATAGCGTTTATACGGTTCCAGCTGGAAAAACGCTTTGGGTTACTGGATGCTCTTATTGGTCTGGATATACTACCGCCGGAAAGACGGAAAGAATAACGTTACACGCAACATATAACGATGTTTCTGAGGTGCTAACGAGCGGTATTTTTTATTCATACTCAGAAGCGATTCTAATGGACAACGGAGTGGCATACACTTTCCCTTATCCATACAAATTTCCAGAAAAGACAGACATTAAAGTTAGCGTTTACGGAGAGGCGACCGCTCAGATTCTAACAACGATTAGGGGACACATTGACACAAACTAGGGACAATTAGATAAAAGACGAATTGTTGCAATTATAATCATTGAAACGGAGGATTTCATGAGAAAAATGTTTGCCTTTCTTGCGCTTCTTATCCCTGGTTTTTGTTTGTCGGCTACTCCGACGCCAATCCCAACTCCATACGTTGATGTAGTTGTTCCTACGATGGGGCCTTACCAAACTTCCGTTACTCTGGCAGTTGCACAGGTAACAAAGGTTATCGACCCTGCTATTGTCGGTACTTATACGGTTAATCTTTTCAAGTCCGATGCATACTCTAGCCCGGTATACGGACGTTTCGATTATGAGACGATGAACGTTGTTAGCTGGCAACCCACTCCTCGAATCTTGACGGTTCAAAGAGCGCAATGGAATACGACCTCCGCAACGTGGAAAAAAGGGACGTATTCATATCGTGCATATGCTGATATGCCTACTTTGACTCCTACTGATACTCCTACGAATACGTTCACTCCGACCAGCACTTTCACTCCTACCGTAACCTCAACGACTACGCTAGTTACCATCCAGGCCGATACGATTACAAGCCGAGATGGTACAACGACGTTCTCCGACAATGTATTTGCAAACCAGTTCCTTTCTGGTAGCTGGGCGAACGCTTTGAAAGTGACGTACATCGGGGATTCAATCGTGTTCGGATATGGCGGAACGGCCCCATTCAGTTCCTATGTCACATACGGAACAATCAATGGCAGGGCGGCTTCTGTGACAAACATGGGCGTGTCAGGTATGCACATCTATCCAGGGATGAACGATACAGGAACATATTGCGAACAGGTCCAAAACCTGTCTGACGAGAACGTTGCCATCGTGAAGGCCGGGATTAACGACCTTGGAGACGTGCAACCGGATGTTGCTTACGCATCGATGAAGGCTCTTTGTCTGCATCTAAGGCGATGTGGCTATACTCGCATCATTGTCGGTACGTTGGCATCAGCGCGTGAAAGAGATGCGGCACGAGTTACGTACAATACTTACATTCGTGCTGGGTGGCCAACATTTGCCGACGAGATGTTTGACGTTGGTGCCGATCCAAACATCGGACCACTTGAGGCGTACACGAATACGACGTACTTCACGGAAGATGGCATCCATCCTAAAGACGCCGGTTACGTTGTCATTGCCTCCGTGTGTCAAGCGGCTATCAATCGCTTGTGGTCCAAAATCCAACGAGCCGATTACGCCCCCATCCTCGGTACCACACCTCCCACACCTGCACCTGATTTCGTAGGGCAGTTTTACCTAGATACGACTGGACCGACTACTCTCTGGTATGGCTCGAACGTTGCGACCCCTACATGGTTGCAGATGCATCCTTGAGATATTAAAAAAGAAACGGAGTAACAGTTATGCGATTCATCTTCGCTATTGTGCTAATGTTCGGAGCTATCTCGAAAACGTTCGGAGCTTCGGCAATTGGTCTTTACAATACAACTCCCGTTCCTACATATGCTCACCTGATGGGAGGATTGGACGCTAATGGAGTTTTTCGGCCTATGCGAGTTAGTGCTAACGGAGAAATGAACCCTGCTACGGCTACCCCCACTCCTACCTTCACCTGGAACGCCACGACGACCAGGACACAACCGCCCACCCCCACGGCGACCGCGACGAATACGCCGGACGAGTGGGGGTCTGAATATGTTGACGCTGTTATTGCGCTGACCACACCGGTCATTACGGGAGCGTCATTGACGTTCACATTCTCGCAAGCGTTCTCTAAATATTCGCTTTTTGTTTTGCGCGACCCGCTTTCGACGGGTGTTACTTTTTCGGCAACTTGTACACCGGTCATTGCGCCGGCGATGTCGGATGGAAACTATTTCATTGGCACTTACTCCGCGCTTACAAAATCGGTATTATCCGCAAACTCTAGAGTGGCTTATTCCAATGGAATTTGGGGAACGACAATCCCACGCTCAAAAGTAATCAACTTATATTTATCTGGAATTACCTTCGACGGGTTTGTCGGGGGAGCGTCTCAGTCAATAACGTTTCGGATGTTTGGGTCTAATTGAAAACGATCCTTCTTTTCCTGATACTGGCCGCCCCCCTTCGGGCTTGTTCCGATTCTTGGACTTCAACCGACAAAGCGGCCCATTTTGGTTTTGGATTTGTGGAGGGGGACGTGATTCATGGATTCCGATAAGCAAAAGCACCTCATCGCCTGCGCGCTCGTCGCTTGATGATGCCCGTCATGTTGGCTTCTTGTCGTTAGGTGTACGCTTTTAGGTGGAGGCGTACCATGAAAAAGTTAATCGTAGTCTTGATGCTGGTCGCAGGTAGTTGCTTTGCTGGAACGTCGTGCAACGACTCGCTTGTCTCGACTGACAAGCTAACGCATTTCGGCGTCGGGTTCATTAGCGGTTCGGTGATAGAGGCTATCGCAGGAGGAACAAAACCTCTATTCACTATCGGATTCACGGTGGCTTTGGCATCGATGAAAGAGACGATTGACCACCAAACGACGAACGAGAAAACCGGAAAACGAAACAATCATTGGTGCTGGAAAGACTGGGGAATGACGGTTGCGGGTGGAATCGCAGGAGTTTACACCGTCAAGCTTGGGATAAAGATTTATCGGTCTAATAACACTTACTGCGTGGCGAAGGTGATTAAATTCTGAGGTGATACGATGGGTAAGACAAGCGGGAATTCAATGGTACTCGTTGGTGCAATGATGGCCCTGATGGTTTACTCCCTTTTGATGACGTTCGGGGACACCTGGCCAGCGTGGGCCATCGTGTCGTGCGTCCTAGTTATCCCCATCGTGTTCCTGATGATTTATCGCCCGTCTATCGCTAAGGATGTTTGGGACGCGATTGGGGACTGGATTCGAGGACACGACGACGAGAAAAAGAAGGAAGAGCCGAAGAACGATACCACCACGCAAGGCTAACCATGTCAACCCACGATTGCCCTGATTGCGACTGGAAAGAACAACGATTGCACCTAACCGAAACGCTTAAAGAGATTAAAGAATCTCTAAAGCGTTCCGAGAATAGGCAAGACGCAAGGGACCAAGAAATTTATAAACGCTTGACAAGCCTACAGGTTGAGGAAGGTAAACTAAAGGTAAAGAGCGGAGTATGGGGTTTGGCTGGTTCTGCCGTTGCAGGGCTAGCAATTCTTGTATGGGACAAGATTAAATAGGAGGTTCCATGCC